ACATTAGTTGCCACTGCAGATGGAAGAAACGCTGTTAGTATTGCTCAGTTAGAGAAAGAGAATTATAAAGGACCTGTTTATTCTATCCAAACACAAACCGGTCAAGTAGTAACATCTTATTGTTCTAATGTTTGGGTAAGTAAAAAAAATGCAGAGTTAGTTGAGGTTAAGTTAGATGACGGTTCAAGTTTTAGGTGTACACCTGAACATAAAATTATGTTAAGGGGTTGTAACTATGTTGAAGCTAAAGATTTAGTTAATGGGGTTAGTTTAATGCCGTTTAATTCATTTAAAAGACCCGATAGGGATTATAGGATGATATGTTCTAACACTGGAAGAGATTTAGCTCAATACGCTCATGTATCACAATATTATGATATTATTAAAAATGGATATGAAAAACAACATATCCACCATATAGATGGTAATGGTTTAAATGATTTACCAGAAAACTTAGAATCTATTAACGCAAAAGAACATAATAGAAACCATATGTTAGGAGATAAGAATTCTTTTTTTAAGATTAAAGATTTAGATTCTTGGAAAGAGAAACAATCAAGTAGACAATTAGGTGTAAAAAATAGTAATTCTAACGGAATAACAACTGAGGAAATGTTAATTAGGTTGAGGTCTAGAAGAGTACAAAAGTTGAAAAGGTTAACCCAAAAGGAAATATTAGAAACATGTAATGTTAAATTTTTATCTAAAGGTAGGTTAACTGAAATGAATGTTAATAGTATATCTGAATTACAGGATGATCTATGTGAAATGATAAACCATAAGGTTGTTAGCGTTGATTTTATATCAGAAAGAGAAGATGTTTATGATATGACAGTTGAGGGGACACATAATTTTGGTATTATAACATCCAGTACTGATGATAACTTTATAAATAGTTCAGGTATTTTTGTTCATAATTGTGAAATCGCACTAAGACCATTTCAGTTCTGTAACTTATGTGAAGTAAACGTTTCTAATATCGAATCACAAGAAGATTTAAATGTAAGAGTTAAAGCTGCTGCGTTCATAGGGACGTTACAAGCTGGTTATACGGGCTTTCATTATCTTAGAGAGATATGGCAAGAAACTACAGAGAAAGACGCTCTAATAGGTGTTTCTATGACTGGAATTGGAAGTGGTGTAGTATTAGGATATGATTTAGAAAAATCTGCTGATATAGTAAAGAGAGAAAATAGTAGAGTTGCTAAATTAATAGATATTAAAAAGAGTTCTAGGTGTACCACAGTAAAACCTGCGGGAACAACATCCCTAACGTTAGGGACATCATCGGGAATACATGCTTGGCACAATGATTACTATATTAGAAGGGTTAGAGTTGGTAAAAATGAATCAATATATAAATATTTAATTGTTAATCATCCAGAATTGTTAGAAGATGATTTTTTCAGATCACATGATACTGCAATCATTACCATTCCACAGAAAGCACCAAAGGGGTCTATATTAAGAACAGAGTCTCCGTTTGATCTTTTAGAGAGAGTCAAGAAAGTTGCTACTGAGTGGGTAAAAAGTGGACATAGAAATGGTTCTAACACTCACAACGTTTCCGCAACCATATCCCTTAAAGAAGAAGATTGGGAATTAGCTGGTGAATGGATGTGGACAAATAAAGAACACTATAATGGTTTATCTGTATTACCTTATAATGGTGGTACATATACTCAAGCACCTTTCGAAGATATAACTGAAGAAAAGTATAATGAAATGGTAAAACATTTAAATAATATTGATTTATCTCTAATCGTAGAAGAAACTGACGAAACGGATTTAAGTGGTGAATTAGCATGCGCTGGGTCATCTTGCGAAATTAAATAAAATGATAAACCCAACAGAAGATTGGATATATGATTTATATATTAAAGAAACTATAAATCGTAAGATAAAACCAATACCCAAGGATCAACACGTAAGTAGGGGTAGTTGTTGTGGGAACGAATGTTTACATTGTCCATACATACCCAAACACGAAAAAGGTGCTACAGATACCAAATAATTAAAAGTCAGTTAATCACTGACTTTTTTTTTATCTACACTTTTCTTTTAAAAAATTTATTGTAGAATATTTATATACAAATGGCAGAGAGTAGATTTATAAATATTGATTTTCCCTTTAGGGATAGTAAAGAAGGATTTTATTTTAATTTAACAAAAACAAATGAAACCGCAATACGTGCAGACCTTTTACATTTATTATTAACTAATAAAGGGGAAAGGTTATATATGCCAGATTTCGGTAGTGATTTAAAAAAGTTTATTTTTGAACCAAATGATAGTATAACACATATCGACATTAAAAATAACATAAACGAAACAATAAAAAAATATATACCGAATCTTATAATAGATTCAATAGAGTTTAAAAACAACGATATTGAAGAATTGATAGTTGTTGAGGTAAAGTATACAGTAACAGAAGGAGCATTCTCATCTTCAGATGTTGTTGAAATAACATTTTAAATATGATTAAAAAAATAGATTATAACGCTAGGAATTTTGCACAAGTAAGGACAGAACTTGTTGGATACATAAAACAATATTATCCAGAAATATTTTCAGATTTTAATGATGCATCGGTGGGTATGATGCTATTGGAACTAAATGCTGCGGTAGGTGATATGTTATCATTTCATACTGATAGGATGTTTAATGAAACACAAATTGATTATGCTCAAGAAAGGTCATCAGTATTAGAATTGGCAAGAACATTTGGGTTAAATATCCCAGGTAAAAGACCAAGTATAACAATAATAGATTGGTCAGTAACTGTACCAACAGCTGGTGACACATTTGACGTATCCTACGCACCTTTATTATTAAAAGGTTCACAAGCAACTGGTGCTGGTAAAGTTTTTGAGTTAGTAGAAGATTCTGATTTCTCCTCACCATTTACAACAGGAGGAATACCAAACAGGTTAATAATTCCAAATATTGATGACTCTGGGTTAGTATTAAATTATACGTTAACTAAAAGAGAAATAGTATTAAATGGTACAACAAAAATTTATAAAAGAGTAATTAACCAAGATGATTATAGACCGTTTTTAGAGGTTATATTACCAGAAGATAATGTTTTATCTATTGAAAATATAATTACATTAGAAGGTACAAATTTAACAACCGAACCAACATTGAATCAGTTTACTGAATTTGATAATAACTTTTATGAGGTGGAAGCGTTGGCACAAGCTGAGGTATATATACCAGATGGAAATAGAAAATCAGATAAAACCGGTATAACTCCAGGTAGGTGGATAAATTCACCGAAAAGATTTATAAAAGAATTTACCGATAATGGTTTTTGTAAAATTATATTTGGTGGAGGACAATCAGATATATCTGAATTAAATACATTTATTGGTTGCAGGGGTCAAATAGATAGAATAGGTGATTTTGTTAATAATCTTTCATTAGGTGAGATACCGATACCCGCAAATACGATGTTTGTTAAATATAGAATAGGTGGTGGAAATAGTAGTAATATTGGACCGAATACTTTAACTAGTTTAGGTAATATAAGTATGACAATTAATGGTGACGAGGCAACAAAAAATCAAGAAGTTAGAGATAGTTTAGAGGTTAATAACCCGATACCCGCAATTGGTGGAAAAGAACAACCTTCAGTTAATGAGGTTAGGAACTTAGTTAAATATAATTTTGCTGCACAAAACAGATGTGTTACTATTAAAGATTACCAAAGTAGAATACCATTAATGCCTGGTAAGTATGGGGTTCCATTTAGAACTGGTGTTTGGGAAGAAAGAAATAAGGTAAATGTAACAGTATTATCATTAGATGAAAATAGTAAATTAAGTAACCAATCCACATCTACATTAAAAGAAAATATTGCAGAATATTTGGCAGATTTTAGAATGTTAAATGATTATGTCACAATAAAAGATGGGAGAATTATAAATATAGGTTTTGAAATTTCATTATTTTTAGATAAATCAATATCAAAAGGGGAGATTATTACAGATGTTATTGATGCTGTTACTGAATATTTTGATATTAATAATTGGGAAATGGGTGATAATATTTATTTGGCTCAGTTAATTGAAAATATTAATAATGTGGGTGGTGTGTTAAATGTTACAGAATTAAAAGCTTTTAATAAGGTTGGTAATACTAAATATTCATTGAATAGTATATCACAACCTTATGTTGATGAAGCAACTAAAGAAATTGATTTATTGGGTGAGTATACTTTATATGGTGAACCAGACTCTATGTTTGAAATAAAATATCCAAATGTGGATATAAAAGTTAGGGGAAAATAACATTTAAGTGGTAATAGTAATTACTTTATGATAAAACGATATTAGTTTATTATAAAAAATATAAAGTTATGGGATGTAAAGAATGTAAAAGTAAAAAAGGTCAAACAAGGTAAACAAGGTAAACAAGGTAAATCAACGACAATACCTTTAGTACCAGAAGATATAGCTAATGGTGATTTTGGGGGTAATTTTCTATTTAAGGTAGTGGCATTTGCTGCAATAGTTGTTGCAATACCATTTTTAATAATTATTCTACTTGGTCAGACTTTTATAACCTTTTTTTTACCTAAAATTAAATTTGACTTTACCGGTAAACTAACTAATTTATTTAAGAAATTAGTTATGTGGTATGCTAAACGCAAAGCAACTAAGGAATTAAAGAAAAAAGAAGAGGAGTTTAAGGGTAACCTTAATTACGATGGTTACGATGATTATGATGTTTCTGACAACTCAAATTCCGATGATTATGAAGTATTTGAAACTGAAGAATATACGGTAGAAGATATATTAGAAGACGCAGAAACACTTGACTGGGAAAATTTATCTAACCCTAAAGTAAAAAAAGGTAATAACAAAAAAGGTCAATAATGAATAGATGTCCAAGTCAATTAGAGTAAGAACCACCCCAAACGGTGACGATAAATACATTAAGGTTGAATTAAAACAAGATTTTGATCTTCTTGAAATTTTAAGTTTAAAATTAAAACAAGAAGACGTGTATCAAAATTTTTGTTCTAATTATGGTGTTGTTGCGGGGAGGATTAGTGTAAATAATGGCTTTGGATTACCTAACGCTAAGGTATCTATTTTTATACCTATAACAGCAGAAGATTCACAAGATGAAATTATACGGACACTATACCCATATGAATCTCCCCAACCTCAAGATAAAAACGAACAAGGTATTAGATATAACCTATTACCAAATCAACAACAAAATTTTGATCATACACCAGTTGGTACCTTTCCCACAAAATTAGAAATATTAGATAACGCCACCACTCTTGGTATACATGAGAAATATTATAAATATACTACTACAACCAATGAAGCTGGTGATTTTATCTTATTCGGTATACCAGTTGGGGAACAGTTATTACATTATGATATAGATTGGAGTGATGTCGGGTTTTTATCACTTAGACCTTATGATTTAATAGAAAGGGGATTTAATAAGAACCTTTTTTTATCACCATTTAAATTTAGTAGTTCACCAAACCTAGATAATTTACCACAGTTAGTGGGTCAAAACACCAATATAACGGTTGAACCTTTTTGGTGTGACGATTTAAGTACTGGTAGGGTAGTTGGTATCACACGAAAGGATATTGCAATAACTACTATGGATTTAACACCCTCAGCAACATTTTTTGGTAGTGTATTT